CATCACTGCCGGTGACCCCAGCCTGTACGGAAGTCTGCAACCCCTCTTAGACCAGATGCGTCGTGGTTTGAGTAAACACGACGTTTTTCGTCTGACGAGGGAGGAGAACAACTGTGCATGGCTCGGGGAGCGTCTGAATCAGGGCTCTGCCTTCATGCGCCACACGTTCCGGAAGGTGAACAGTGGAGACTATCAACAGTCAACAAATGACTTGTCGATGGAATGCACTGACGCCGTACGGCGTGTGGTCTACATGGAGGATACACTGGGGGCCGTAGTGCATCGCGCACTCGGTCCCCAGACCCTGCTCTGGGACACTCTTTGCGTACTCCAGGAGAATGGACAGCTGATGGGATCCCCTCTTAGCTTCCCCGTGCTTTGTGTTGTCAACGCGGCGTTGAAGCGGTTGGCCTATTGTCTAGCCTATGATCGTTGGTGGGATAAGTCTCTTGACTTTTTCCCAATGGCGATCAATGGTGATGACATTGTGGCTCGCTGCGACGATGTTGTGTACAACGTTTGGCTCGAGTTGTTAGAGGCGGTGAACTGGAAGCTATCCCCGGGAAAGGCCTACTTCTTGCCTGACGTGGCGCAAGTCAATAGTCAGACTATGAAGGTATCCTGGGTCTCCTTGGATCGGATCATGTTGCACAATCCGATTCCTTTCCCCAATAGTGGGTTTCTGCAGCAGATGACAAAGGCCACTGCGCAGATAGACGAATCCCCTCTCGACCAGATGAGCTTTGACTGGCAGAGGCGGTGGGAGTCCCTGAACAGACTCCCCGATGGCTGTAGAAAGAGGGCGCGAGAGGTCATGCTCCGCAATCTCGACAGCTTGTGTTATCGTCTAAAGAAGGAGGGCTGGACGCCCTTCCAACTAAAACCTACGAATCCCACCGGGCTGGGCGGTCTGGGCATCCCTTCAGATGTCCCAGTGGATCTTGAGGTTGCATTTGAAGAACTCAAATGCCGTCGTACGAAGCCTCCGACGTTCCTCGAGAAATTGGCACGGGCTTACGACACCGTGCCTCCGCCCCCCCTCCCGTACTTGACTCAGGCCAAGTCAAGTGCGGGCCTCCGTGACCTCCTTCTCTTTGAGGAGAGGAGGCTCGCGGCCCAGGTGCAGCTTGAACTTACTGCACCTAGGGGACACGTCGATCCGCTGATTGAGCGGTCGACCCTCGCCGGAGCTGATGCTCAAGCCGGTATTCTCATACTACGGCTGAAGCCTAGCTCCGGTGTGTCTGGCCTCTAAGTCCAGGCGCTGTCCTAATTCTTCACAAACGCTAATGGTGCGCATAAGCAACGCAGCATAAGCCGTCTTGAGGTGCCTCGTTCCATCGTGGCGCGAGGGGAAGTGGAGCTTTCCTTAGCCCTCACCGACTAATCATCGGCGAGAGGGGTAAGTAGAGGTCCACTTGTTCTCAACTAGCAGATCGCTAGAGGCACACGGTACTCAATGAGTAGGCCCACGTGCGTTTGTAAG